CGATTTTGTACGGAATTTCAGTAATATCGAACACCGAAAAGGCAGAATAGTCCTGTCCCTGCCCTCTAGCCACGTCAACGGTGATAGTATATGTATGTCCATCAACCGGCTCTTCATGCACATCTAATCCCTCTCTGGAGAATAATGGCTCATTATATGACATTTCTTGCAGTCTTTCGGTAGAAATCAGAGTATTTGTGGAGCCCAAAAACTCTGCCTCATACTCCTGTCTGAAAGCATCTTCACCGATTGTCGATACAGTTCTTTTATGCCATGCTTCATCTCGGCCGGGAACATTTGACCAATGTACTTTGAACGGGTAAAATGTATTATTTCCAGCTTCTGCATCATTCCAGAATTTGTAAAAAAGATTAAATCCATTTGGAGTAGATACAATAATAACTTTGGTTTCTTTACCAGATGAAATCGTAGGATAAACTGAGCGTATGAATTCGGAAGCGATGTGTCTCTGAACGTGAGCAAACTCATCAAGGAGAATACAGGAAAATGAAAATCCACGGATTGCACTTGAAGATGTGGAAGAAGCAATAACCTTACTTCCATTCTCAAGTTCCATAGAACCTTTATTCCATTCTCTTAAACCTTGCTGAAGAAATTTGGGGAGATGCTGATAGGATGTTTGAATTCTACCGAGGATTTCACGAGCAGTGATTGCTTTGTTAGCTAGAACACCAACAATTTTTTCTTGATTGAAAAGAATATAATGTAACAACCAACCGATAGTAGTTGTAGTTTTACCAACCTGTCTACCTGTCTTTACAATAACATTTCTATTTTCAGTTATTGCTTCTACTAATTTTCTTTGAAAGTCATACATCTTAAAAGGAACAAGCCCTTCATCAACGTGTACAATCTTCACATAGTTTTCCAAAAAATAGATTGGATCATCTTTACACTTGATGTATTCCTCTATTTCTTTCTTAGTAAACTTATGTGGTACACCTACACCTTTTAAAAGGTTATTTCCTAAATAGGAATTATCTTCTGGCATATTATTTTTTCTTTTTCATATCAAGAAGTTTTTGAAGTTCGGAAGTGCTACCAATGAAAAGATTATTTTCATTCTTCGTAAGTTTAGATGTTCCTTCAACTTCTTTCTTGGTTTTTTGTAATATCAAAAGTTCTTTAGTAGTTGCAGCTAAAGAATTCATAAGTTGGGTTGCAACCTCAAATGCTCTTGGTTGTTCGCCTTCCTTTGCAATAGCTAATAATTCTACTAGTGCCTCATTACCTTTTTCAATAATGTTATGGTATTGATCTCTTGAGAAATCATAGTCACTTGTTAAGTCAGTAGTATCTGTATCAACTACTTGTGCTTGTTGTATTTCTAATGGTTCATCAATATCAATAATATCATCTGCAATATCTAAAATATCATTCAGTTTTTTTACAGTTTCTTTTTTCATATAGTTTCATTATAAGTCAGTTATAGTTGTTGTTGTATTTATTGGTGCATCATCAGGGTCAGCTGTTGTTGGGTTTGGTACAACATTAACATTAACTACTGGATCATCAATAATAAAATTTGTTCCAGTATTAACATCAACTTCCCTAATAATTCCTTGGTCAGAGGTTGGGCCATACAAATAACCCTGTACTGTAAATGATAGAGTATGAACTAAAGACCTTCTTGAAAGAAAATCACCTTCATAATCATCTTCCGTTGACATACTATTTAAAATAATTGGTATATCTCTTTTTATTCCCAATGATTTCATTTCGTTCATTGTCACATGAAACTCTGGTGTAAAGTACGGCAAAATCTGTTCAAGTATTTGTGAACCATCATCACTATTTAAAACCATAATGGATAAATCAATTTCAAAGTTATATGGGACAGGTGTATAAATAGTTTGTAATGTAGTAGTATTTGCATCAACATTAGCTGTTACTGTTGCTGGGAATATTGAACTGTTAGTTGGTTCACTTGTATTATTTTTAATTGTAACATTTGGTATTGATGTATAACCAGTTCCAGCATTAGTTAATGTAATACTTGTAACAACACCATTTTGCAAACCACTTACAATATTATTTTCTGAATCAGCTACTGTAATTACTGCTGTTGCCTGTGTGCCACCTGTTGGTGGAGCATCTATCTCAACAGTAGGAATTAAAGTATAACCAGAACCACCATTAGTTATTTCAATACTTTCTAATGGGCCAAGCATTTTTACTTCTCTTATTTTTTTTGTTGATTGTAATTTCCTTGTCGTGTCATATGTCATCGTAGTTATTTCAAACGACATTCTTGGAAGAACCATTCCAACGTTTTCTTTTAAATCAGCATTACCTTGAGAATCATTAGCAGAAAATAGTTCACCTTGATCTAATTTAGATAAATACTTTTGCGCAGGGCCATACGCAATAGGAACTTTCAATGTGTTTTGAATAGTACCATTAGACAATGTTCTTTTTATAGTTATATCATTAAATACAGTTCCAAATAAAATAACTATATTTCTTATATTCTTATTGTAGAAATATTTTCCAAACATTATAAATCTCCCTCACTCCAAGGATCAATTTCACTAAAATCTAAAATGTTATCACCCTCTGTTTCAAATATTTTATTATCATCATATTCAGATGTTGAAATAACTTGGTCATCCTGTGATTGAATAGTATTTGTATGGTCACTACCTCTACTGTTTACGCCTACACCTTGAATAGTTTCACCATCTTGAAATGCACCAGAAACACGATAAACATCTAATAAAGTACCAGCCATTGATGAAACTTTAGCAGTAGCACCAGATGATTGTCCAGTAATAGTTTCACTAAGTACAAATTTTTCACTATCATTAAATGCTGTACCTACTGAAAATCTTCTTGTTACTGCATTTTGTCTTTCAATCTTATCAAATACAGCACCCATCTCATCTACAGAAACATCAAATAACTGATTGTTATAACGAAACAATTCACAATTTAATTCATATACAGTATTTTTTCCTAATGTGTAAAATGGTTTTTCGTGTTCGACAAATTTAATTTCATATAAACCTTTACCTAATGGAAGATAAATTAAATCACCCTCTCTTGGAACGCGAAGGCTTACTTCTTCTAAAAATCTTTCTTTGTTTACAATTAAATTTAATTCGTCTTGTATATCTAAACCAAATTTAGAAACTGCATCACCAGAACCTTCAAATCCTTCTGGTGTATTAATATACATTTCTACTTTTCTAACAGAAATAAATCTTGATGTTGGTTCTTCATTATATATTGTATCTTTCTCAGAAGTCGATTCTCGTACAACATACATTATTTCAATTCCATTTATTTCAATTACTTCTTTAGTTAAAGCGTTAAGCAATTCCTGTTGTGGAAATGAATTAAAATTTCTAAAATAGTTATTAACTGGCATATTAACCTACATATCCGTCTGCTGGAAGTTCATAAGATAAACTCATTTGTTCTTCTATCTTTGCAATTTCTTCAACTGCTTCATCATATATACTTTTACCATCAAGTGTAATACCACCCGGCAATACAACTCCTTGAAACTTTTTCAAGTTCTCACCCCATTGTCGTTTAATTAAAGCTGTTGTATATTTCTTTAGAAACATATCATTCCATACTTCACCATACTGTGAAGGGTCTAATGCACGATATGCTTCAATAACTAAAACATCGTTCACATTAAATTTTTCATTCCAATCAGCTTCTAAATAAACTCTGTTTTGTTTTCTATTAAACATCATTGTTGGTGCAATAGAAAATAATTGTTCAACTAATGAAAAATTCTGTTGTGTCATTTCCCATTGAATCAAAGAAGAACCAGAAAAACTATTTAAATCATTTAGTCTTAATTGATATTCTTCATTAAAAAATCCACCTTGAAATGAATCAAAACTAGGAATAGGTAATACCCTAACAACACTAATAACAGGCCCACCTACAGGAGAAGCAGGATCACCCATAGGAATATATTCATTAGTTATATCTTCAGCTGTTATCAGGTGTTTGAGAAAAACTTTTTCTACACCATCAAAATGATATTCTTGAAAATATTCTAATGCATCATCAACTCTTTCTTCAAGTTGATCTTCATCAATGTTTATTTCAATTACAGGTTGTCCTAACCTTCTTAAACAATAATCTATTAATCCCTGTCTTGAGTTTACACTAGCCATACTATTTTCCTTTTATTATTGTGGGGCAATTCCCATTGGCTCAAGTTGTTTCAATATATTTTCTTTATCTTCTGCTGCGATTTGAAGACGAGCCTCAAGTTGAACAACTACTCCGTTAGCTTCATTGACTTTACCTTGAAGAACATTAATTATTTTTTGTGCATAGTTAAGTTGTGCCTGCACTTGTTCAACAGTAACATCAGGATCAACTGGTGCTGGTTTTGCTAATGGTGTCGTTTTTGGTTTTTCTTCCTTTGCTTCTTCTTTTACTTCATCAGTCATTTCATAGACTCCTTTAATATAGAATTATTAATTACTTTCTTTTTTTCTTCGATGGTTCATCAGCACGTTCTATTCTATTCTCATCAACTTCTAATCCATAACGTGTTCGTATCATCGTATCCAGCTTTAAAATATCTGTCTGTAATACTCTAATACGATCTATAAGTTGGATAAGTATATCTGTTTGATACCCTATCTTCCCTGTAAGTGAATCTTGTAGCCACTTCACAATTTTCCAAAAACCCCACCCAATCAATAACAAACCTACGATTGGCACGCCTAATTTTTCAATTAGTTCGGCAGTCTGGTCTAATTGCATTTATTTACCTACCTATTTGTATGTATACTACTAAAAAAAACAAAGGGGGACAGGGAAAACCCCCATCCCCCTTCAGTGAATCTACTACTATGTTGTTTCTAAGTTAAAAATAACCTTAGAAAGTACCGCCGTCAACTTCATCAGACCACACTGGAGCTCCACCAGAAGAAACCATAAGTTTCTGACCAGCTGAACCGATTGTGAGAACTGTCATGTCAGCTGTACCAGCACCAACTAGGATACCTTCAGCAGTAACAGCTTGAAGACCAGTACCACCAAGGGTAACAGGCATTTCAGACTGAACAGACCATGTTCCACCTGATACTGTACCAACACCAGTTGAGCTAGATGTATCAATACCAAATCCACCATATGTTGATGTAATGATATCTGCGTTCCATGTACCAGCTGTAATCGTACCAAGACCTGTGATAGCTGTCTGTGAAGCAGTTGTCAATGTACCGTCAATGCTTCCGAAAGCAGCATCACCCAAAGAACCAGTCATTACTTCGCCGGTATTGGTTGCATCTTCGATGAACTTAAATTTCTTGTCGGTATCATCCATACCCATCCAAGAGAACTTTGCAGCTGCGCCATATTTCATTGCAACACCACGATCTTTACTATCAGCTGCGTTAGCACCCAATGTAAAGATAGGATCAGCAACTGTAACAACAGTTGAATCAACTGTTGTGGTTGAACCTTGAACAGTCAAGTTACCAGAAATTGTAACATTACTTGAAAGATCAATTTGAACAGCAGCACTTTCTGTACCACTTGATTGAATATTCAAGTTGTTGTCTACGTTAGACAATGTTGCAACGTAGTTACCAGTTGTATCTGTTCCCAGAGCAACAGCGTTAGCTGCAACACCATTTACAGTTGCAGTACCATCAGCACCAATTGAAACATCACCAGAAAGTGATTTATTATCCCAAGAATTTGTACCATCATAAATTAGAACCTGTGCAGTCGATGGGTTAACAATATCTGTATCAGATGCCTGTGAGATAGGATTAGTATTAGCAAGAAGTTCTTGCTGGACAAATGCAGTTGTTGCGAGTTGAGTTGTGCTTGTAGTTGTTGCAGCTGTAGGAGCTGTTGGAACACCCGTCAATGGAGTATTGTTCAAGATATCATCAGCGAAAGCAGATGTTCCTGTACCACCGATTGTACGAACAACAGCACCAGCTGATGTCATATCACCGATATACAAAACACCTTCTCCACCACCTGTACCATGATCTACCCATGCCAATTCACCTTTAGCAAGACCAGTAGGTGCTGCATTAGCGGAGGATCGTTTAATTTGAATTGTATTAGCCATTTTTATTATTTCCTTTTAAATATTTATTGTTAGGTTTGTCACTTTAAAAAACATTGTAATCATTAAATAAAATTCACATCCTACTCCATTGTCATTGTATATTTTAAACCCACCACTTATAATTTTTTAGAATACACCACCATCATTATCGTTGATAACTTCTATATCTATTGGAACGAATTTTTCTGTTGTAGAGTCATATACTAAAACATCATTATCGTTCAAACCAATTTTATTTACGTCTGATAAATCCACCAATGGCGGTGTAACACCAGACCCAGTAGCTGCAGCTGTGCCTAATGCGGGTGAAAATATTGGATTTCCGTTATTAAAATTTACTTGTATAGGCATTAGATTATTGTTACCTCTGGTCTAATTGTTATAATACCGTCAATAACTCTTTCTTTGGGTATTGAAACATAATCACTACCACCAGCATCAACTGTTATAGAATTTACTATTCCATTCGCATCAATAGTTGCAGTAGCAGTTGCACCAGAACCTCTTACATCACCAGCACCAAGAACTCTTGTATCAGTAATAGTTACAGCAGGTGCTGATGTATAACCAGTACCAGCATTTTCAATAGTTATCTCTGATATAGCACCGTCTGCATTAACTTTTGCAAAACCAACAGCACCAGAACCACCACCACCTGTTATGGCAACAATAGAGCCTGTTCTATTAGTCAACTCAACATCATACACCCATTTTCCATTTTTTAAATTAGATGTTTGAATTGGTGTTAATCTCAGCTGTATTTTACCAGTAGCAGCATCCATAACAACAACTGTAATGTTTTCTTTAGGAGAAACAGATTTATAATGTCTTCTTATTTGTGACGCAAGAGTGTGACCTGTTATATCCCTTGTCGAACCATTTGTATTCATCAAGTTAATATCAGCCATCCAATTTTGTCCAGCATTTAAATCTTGATTCCATTTTACTGAAGCCATATTATTTACCTTAGTGCATTATACTTTATATTTACAGTTTAGCTCGTTCAGTTGCAATCAACGCTTCTTGTGCATCAAGCCAAGTTGAGTCTGCGTGTGCTTCACGCAATCGTCTTTGAGTTACTTGCCCTTCTAATTCACTTATTTCTTTAAGAGCATTGCGTGTCGTTTCGCCATCTACCCACTCCTGTTCTTCCAAGTCCCTAGCATCATTCTCTTCTTTTGTTAGCTCGACTGTGATGCTACCTGCTGGCCCTGCTATTACTTTAGTTCTAGTCATTTATAATATCCTTTTTTAGTTTTAGTCATTTATAATATCCTTTTTTATGCGTGGGCTATGCCGTAAACTGACAGTCTTCCAGAGATTATGTTGCCGGCAGCAAAAAGAAACTGTATTCGATCAAGCGTGATAGCTGTAGTCCTAGCACCAACTCCCCAATTAGATGAAAATCGACCTGCCGCACTGACATTTATACCGACCCCGCTAAACGTTGAGAAGGCACTCGCATCATTTGGGGAATGTAGATACCACATACCCCCATAAGTTTTTCCAGAAGAGTTGCCGTTGTCAGCAGACAATCTTATTTTACTACCCGATGTAGCTTGGTCAGTCCCTACAACGGCCGTAGAATCTAGGCGGTTCACCATACTGTAAGAATAACCCGACTCGTCTATGCCAGAACTGTCGCCACACCGTAACCAAGCGTCCCTACCATTAGTCGCAGGGGCCAGAGCCGACATTGCAATAGCATAGGTATCGTAAGTAGCATCTAGACCCGTTATCGTAAGAGATGCTGAATTACTTGCTTCAGCAGTCCCTATCAAATTCCAAGAACCACCACCAGCTTCCGCATACGTCTGATCGCCTCTCAAAAAAGTACTGGAGGAAGCCGTTCCTGTTCCAAGCCTAGCTGTGGGTACTGTGCCACTTCCTATATTAGTAGCGTTTAAAGCTGTGAGATTAACCCCACTACCAGCAGGAAGTGTGGCAGGGAATCTTGCATCAGCTATAGTCCCAGTTAACTTACTTGCCGCCAAACCTTCTATTGAATTATCTACTACTTTTGATAAAGCCATTTATCTTTTCTCCTTTAGTTTTTATTTCTTAACTTTAACCCAATGCAATTGCCATTGTTACAGCATTTGATTCAGCAGGTGCTGTTGACATTGTAGTTCCATCTGCAAATGTAATTTTATTTCCAGACATTATGTGAATACCATCACCCTTGATTTGTATAACAGCTCCACTTGAACCAGCTTCTTGAACATGAAACTCTATGATAGCATCTTCACTTGAAGCTGATGCATCTGCAATCTTACTTGTTATCTTTGCAAAAACAACTTTATCACTATTATCATTCTCACCTTGAAATTTAATTTCTCCGATTGCATCAGAGTCAAAGGGTGAAAAAGAATTTCTATATAAATCTAATACTGGCCCTGCAGCTGCACTAGTATCAGTAGATATTAATTCCAATACCGTCTTACCTACAACAGCATCAGATACCGTAACAATTGAATCATCTGATTTTCTAGTGTATAACTTCTGATCTGCAATGTTCATGCAAATCTCACCAACTGCAATATCACTTGTAGTAGGTATAGAATTAGATGTTTCGCTTCTTTTTATTTTTATAATGTTCGCCATACATAACCATCATCTCATTTAAAATAAATTAAAGCCAAGAAGGCTGTGAGTCACGATTAATGTGATCTTCTGTGACGATATATTTATCTAAATTATTTTTATATTTATTATAGAATTCTTCTGTGCATCTAAGATTTGCAAAGAACCCGTGATAATATTTTTTATGTTCGATAATATGTCCTCTTGCATGATACCTAGCAGGCGACTTAATTAACTTTGAAAATGGATTTAAATCATATTCTGCAGCTGCAATACACCATCTTTCTTTTTTTGTATTAACATCTTTCTCAGTTAAAAATGGAAGATATGTCAATAAATCTAATTCTCCACGGGTACTTCTTAAAAGAAACTCTTTCCTCATTGTTTAATTCCCTTTTTAATTGTTATCAAGTATTTATAAGGTCAAAATAGGGGGATAATAAATATCCCCCTATTTTTAAATTAACCGAGAGCAATTGCCATTGTAACAGCTGTTGGATCAGACTCAACCATAGCAGGTGCTGCCCAAACTCCATCACCTCTTAGGAATGTAGAGTTACTAGCAGTTCCTGTTGCTGACAACATTGTAGGTGTAACGACACCAGCTGCGATTGAAGCATTTGCAACTGTACCTGATAACATTCCACCGACTGCTGTTGTTCCAACATTGGTTGAATCAGCTGCCCATGAAGGATCGTTTGCACCCATTGTGAGAACTTGACCAGAAGAACCTTTTGCCAATCGAGCATAATCCGTTCCATTGTAATAAAGGATATCACCACGAGCATCACTACCCATTGCAATCTTCGCACCCGTTACAGCATTGTCTTGAAGTTCTGCAACCGTGATTGCATTGTTGGCAATGTCTTCAGCAACGATAACATCTGCTGCAATCATTGCTGTTGTAATGGTGTTGTTAGGAATCGTAATGTTAGAAATCGTACCCGTAACATCACCACCAACTGCTGCATCACCAATAGTTGTATCGGTATCGTCAATGAATGATAATACACCAGCACCATTGGTAGAAAGAACTTGACCAGATGTTCCGTCCGTTACTGCAAGTTTTCCAATTGTGATTTGATTATCAGCAACTTTAGTTGTAGTTATTGCATTTGATTGTATGTTTGTGTTACTAACTGATAATCCTGCAAGCTTACCATTTGTTATTGCACCATTAGCAATTTTTGGTTCGGTAACATTCAAATCAACAATACTTGCTGTTACTACTGCGTTTGAAGCAAGTTTATCAGCAGTTACTGCATCATTGATAAGTTTAGTTTCCGTTACCGCATTAGATTTGATATGGTTAGCATCAACTGCGCGCAATGTATCATTAGAAGCATGGTCAGCCAATTTAGTAGATGTTACTGCATCGTTATTAAGTTTGTCTGTTGTAACATTCAAATCAACAATACTTGCTGTTACTACTGCGTTTGAATCAAGTTTAGCAGCAGTTACTGCATCATCAGCAAGTTCAGCAGTATCAACTGCGAGTGCAACAATCTGTGCATTTGAAACAGAACCAGATAAATCACCACCAACTGCGGAAGCAGCAACATTTGTTGGGTCAGTAATAAAAGATAGAACACCAGAACCGTCCGTTGATAGAATCTGTCCTGCTGAACCATCAGTAACACTCAATTCAGTTATACCAACTGAATTTTGATTTATTTCAGTTGCTGTGATTGAATTAGCAGCAATCTCATTTGCACCAATTGCATTTGCAGCAATTTGAATATTGGAAACTGTACCTGTAACATCACCACCAACTACTGTACCACCAACGTCTGTAGAATCTGCAGCCCATGAAGGTGCAGTTGCACCACCATTCATAGTAAGTACTTGACCAGCTGTACCTTTAGCAAGTCTTACCCAATCAGCACCATCGTAGTACATTGTGTCACCAGTTGCTTCACTTGCAAGTGAAATCTTAGTACCATCAACAGCATTGGTAGCAATCTTAGAACCTATAACTGCATTGTCTTGGAGTTCTGAAACCGTGATTGCATTAGCAGCAATGTCTTCAGCAACGATAACATCAACACCTAAATGTGCTGATGTAATAGAGTTAGCAGCAATTTCTGTTCCACCAACTGCACCAGCACCAATCAATGCTTGTGTAATCTGATCGTTACCAATATTTCCTGTTTGAATTGTACCAGCAGCAATGTCACCAGAAACAATTGTTCCATCAGCAATTTTTCCAGATGTAACAGCATCGTCACTAAGTTTCAAGTTAGTAATAGAACCATCAATAACCTGAACAGCATTTATTGCAAGAGAATTTGAATCCTGATGCTTACGGAAAGAAAGATTTTGTAGCTCCATGTCTGTAACAACATTAGAATAAAGTCTAAAGTTTGACAACCAACCACTACCAGAAGTTAAACCAGTTCCGTGAAAAAACTTAATTGTAAATTGACTGGCTGAACTATTTGTAGGAACAGTAACAGATGTATCAGGTAGAGCAGAAGACAAACTACCATTCTGTGCCATATGAAGTCTATTAGATTTTATTGCCATAACATTTCTAAAATCTTCATGTCTTGTATTTGTAAAACCAGAAGATAAAGGACTAGATGCCAACTGTGAAGAACCATTGGTAGTAACATTAATACTTGCATTACTCAATAGTGAAATGTAGTTTGCATTAGTAGCATCTTGGTAATGATAGATGGGTGTAACTGTTTCAGTAGTATTCAATGGAGTTGCATCAATCCAAATTGACATACCAACATACCAGTTCCACATATTCTCTGTATCTTCAATGTATGCAACGTCTGCTGTTCTTGTAACAGAAACAGTAGTAGTTGGGATATATGAAGTTGCATAAGCTAGTTCTTCAACTTGTGCTCCCCATAGATACATACCAGAACTAGATACAACTGTATAGTCATTAGAAACAGCATCATCAGGGCGTGATTTGAAATAAACGTCTGTAGTTGTACTTGCACCAGCTGTGAAAGATACTTGACAACGATACCAACCATTAGCATACTCTTCAATAGAAGCTGCATCAACTGTTCCACCACTAGCACCAGTTGCACCAGTTGCTAAGTTGAATACCTGTGAGTATGTTCGACCTGCACCATCATCATCTTCATTAGAAATTTCTAGAAAGTTATGTACATTCTTTTTAGCCCAAACTGAAACTGTGTAAGAAGTTCCACTTGTAAAAGTAAAACCCTGTTGTCGAACCGCAACAATTTTATTATCACCAGAAGCACTAGCAACAACACCGTCTGCGTTTGTTGTTCCATCAGGAGACTTAACAGCATTCGTATTAACTGTTGTAGCATTTGTCAATGTTGATGTTGATGTAATCCAAGTTGTTCCAAAATCAGCTGACTGAAGACAAGTATTGGTTGATGATTCTTCAAGTAACCAACCTCTTAATCTACCCGTATTCGCAGGATCAGAATGATAATCTTGTCTAATAGTATTAGCTGCAAGCGTCTCAACCAATCCAATACTATTGATTCTTGTAGCAGAAGAACTACGGGAAAAATTCAATTGTGATGGGACTGCACCAGTAGAATTTAATGATAAAGTACTTTTTACTGTTGACATATTATTCGATCCTTTGTTCTAAATATTTATGAGTATATGTTTGTATTTATAATAATGTGTGTACTCAATTGTGTGTTAAACTTTTTTATTATTGTTGTTTGATGGTTTAGTGTTGTTGACCATTTGATTATCATACTTGTCACACTTGCTGTCCACCCGATAATTCCCTACCAACAGTCAAATTCCCCACATCGGTAGCGTCACCGTCTGAGCTGAAACTAAACTTGTCTATGATATTGTAGGTAGTGTATCCACCACTAGTATATCCGCTAACTGTCGAAGACTGCCCAGCTAAAGAATACCTACCCACCGTTAAATTACCTATGTCGGTAGCGTTATTATCAGAAGAAAAAGAAAATTTATTAATTACATTAGCCGCAGATGATTTTCCCCCCGAATTATACCCATTGGTAAATGATGATTGACCAACACCATGTTCCATCGTAATCGAAAGATCGCCTACATCAGTGGCATCTCCATCCGAACTAAAACTAAACTTATCAATGACATTTGAACCTACGCCTCCGCAAGTATAGCCATGCGTTGGTGAGGATTGCCCCCCACAGTACGCCCTAGAGACAGATAAATTGCCTACGTCTGTCGCATCATTATCTGCAGCAAAAGTAAATTTGTCGATAACATCCACTCCAGCGTTACCACCAGACGTATAACCATGAGTTTCATATGATTGACCCGCCATGTATCTTCTCGCAAGGGTTAAATCGGCTATGTCTGTCCCATTACCATCAGTAATGAAACTAAATTTATCTATATCAACGACAATTCCCGCCTTCACCCCACCAGTATTGTACCCGTTAGTGGAGGACGAATTTGAAGACCCTTGTCTTGTGGCTGTAGATAAATCACCAACGTCAGTAGCGTCACCGTCTGAGCTGAAACTAAATTTATCTATTATATTATAATTACTACTAGAAATTTGCCCACCACTTGAGTAACCAGAAATTGTGCCGGGAAACGTCCAAGGCTGTACATCACCATCACCACCACCAACATTATACCAAACATTTGAATCTGTGGTAGCGTCTGTGCAGGCAAATAAATTACTATCTGTAGTGTTGAGCCATAATGCACCAACACCATCAGAAGGATTAGTATTGGTTGCAGGGTCACTAGCACTCTTTGTAATACCATCACCAATACCCGTCAATGCTGCAGCACTAATAGCAGGCATTGCACCAGTAAGCTTACTGGCAGCCAAACCAGTTATCATATCGTTATCAACTTTTTGTCTGCTCATTTGTTAATCCTTTTTTTATATTATTTGTTTGATGGTTTATACTTGATGACCTGCTGGGCCATAACGTCCAACTGTTATATCGCCTACGTCTGTGGAATTTGCTGACGCAGCATATTCAAATTTCTCAATAACATTTGATGAACTACTGCCACCTGATAGATAACCATGTGTAGTTGCTGATTGACCTGCTTGATTTCCTCTAGCAACGGTCAAGTCGCCTACGTCTGTAGCATCAGCATCTGAAGCAAAAGTAAATCTATCAATTACATTAAACGCTGGTAATACACCACCAGATGAATAACCATGTGTAGATGACGATTGGCCAGGTACATATCTTCTTGCTACTGTCAAATTAGCTACATCAGTTGCATTACCATCTATAGAAAAACTAAATTTATCTATTGTATCAGAATTGGGGCCAGCATATCCACCAGAATGATAACCATGTGTCTCAGAAGATTGTCCAGCAGCAAATCCATTAGCTATTGGCAAGTTGCCTACATCTGTTGCATCAGCATCTGAAGCAAAAGTAAATTTGTCTATTGTGTTATTTGTAGTCGGAATAAAACCACCAGAAGTATAACCATGTGTTTCTGAGTTGTGGCCAGAACCACCATCTCTTCCAACAAACAAGTTGCCTACATCTGTTCCAGTAACATTTGATACAAAAGCAAACTTACCTATTGTATTACCATATGGATACACACCAGCAATATAACCATGAGTAGTTGAAGATTGACCAGCAGAATAACCAAAAGTAGTATGTAAGTCGCCATGATCTGTTGCATTACCATCAGAAGTAAAACTAAATTTATCAATTACATCTTTATTCGGAGTTCTACCACCAGAAGTATAACCACTAATAGTTCCTTGAAACGTATAAGGCTGTACATCACCAGTACCAGCTCCAATATTTGTCCAAACATTTTCATCTGTAGTAGCGTCACTACAAGAAAATAACTCACCGCTTGTAGTATTGCCCCATAATGTTCCTAAGCCACCAGAAGGATTAGTATCGGTAGCAGGATCACTAGCTGACTTTGTGATGCCGGGAACACCCGTCAATGCACTCCCATCAACCGTAGGTAAAGCACCACTCAATTTACTTGAAGATAATCCTTCTATTACCCTATCTGTTATTTTCCATGTGCTCATCTGTTAATCCTTTTTTATTTATTGTTTGATGGTTTAGTATTGATGTCCAGCAGTACCATGTCTTCCCGTTGTTAAGTTGCCTACGTCTGTTGCATCAGCATCTGAAGCAAAAGTAAATTTATCTATTACATTACTATTAGAAGCACCACCAGAAGTATAACCATGTGTCGTTGATGATTGACCTGACACATAACGTCTACCAACTGTCAAGTTGCCAACGTCTGTTGCATCAGCATCAGAAGCAAAAGTAAATTTATCAATTGTATTTAGAGTATTTGCACCACCAGAAGTATAGCCATGTGTCGTTGATGATTGACCTGCTGGGCCATAACGACCAACTGTTAATATACCTATATTTGTCGAATTAGCATCTGAAGCAAAAGTAAATTTGTCTATTCTATCTAATGTGGATGCTTCACCACCAGAAACATAACCATGTGTATTTCCTGATTGACCAGTTACATTAGTATTAACCATTGTCAAGTCGCCTACGTCTGTTGCATTAGCATCAGCAGAAAAAGTAAATTTCTCTATTACATTTATACTTTGATTAGTTCTACCACCAGAAACATAACCATTTGTAGATGAAGTTTGACCTGACAGATTTGTTTTTGCACCTGAAAGATCACCTACATCTGTTGCATTAGCAATTGAAGAAAAATTATATTTGTTTATTATATTTAAGGATGCACCACTATAACCACCAGAAGTATAACCATGTGTAGTTGAAGATGAACCAGCACAATAATATGTAATTGATGTCAAATTAGCCACATCTGTTGCATTACCATCTGCTGTAAAACTAAATCTTTGTATTTGATTTGTAATAGGGGTATAACCACCAGCAGTAAACCCATAAGCTGTACCACCACCAATTCCACCAAATTGGAGAAGCTGAACATCACCAGTACCAGCTCCAATATTCGTCCAAACATTTTCATTTGTAGTAGCATCTGTTAACATGAACAACTCACCACTTGTAGTATTAAGCCATAATGTTCCTAAGCCACCAGAAGGATTAGTATCTATTGCAGGGTCACTAGCATTTTTTGTAACACTATCGGGAAGACCCGTCAATGCAGAGCCATCCAGTGCCGGTAATGCACCACTGAGTTTACTAGCAGCCATATCTGCTATCATTGCATCTGAAACTTTTTGTGTGCTCATTCTTTAATCCTTTTTTGTATTTTTATATTAGGAATTATGTGCGGTGTTCCATGCATCAAGTTCTGCTTCGACTTCTGCATCAGACATATCGGAATAAGACATATCTTCATTTTGTTTCTGCATAGGATACTTTGCATGAATAGCAAGTTGACGGGTTTTCATTTCTGCGAGAGTTAAATAAGTAACTGTATCAGGGATGTAGTATTCAGAAGGATCAGGTACTAGACCAATCATTGAATAGTCATCGGGGTTAGAGTAGTAACCACCGTTTTCAACGAAGCCAGGTGTACACATACCACGACCAGTTACAGAAGCGTGTAATTTGTATTCTACAATTTTCATTTTTTAATTCCTTTTTAATGTTGTTATGATTGTACTACTATTTATAATATTTTTATTACTTGTTTGATGGTTTAGTGTTGTGTTTTATACTTGTGTTCCTGCTGAGCCACCCCTAGCAACTGTTAAGTTTGCGATGTCTGTTGCATTACCATCTACTGTAAAACTAAATTTTTCTATCATATCAGTCCAGCCCGGGTAATAATTACCAGAAATATAACCATGTGTAGTTGATGATTGTCCAGAACTATATCCTCTAGTAGTTGTCAAGTCGCCTACATCTGTAGCATCTCCATCTGAAGAAAAACTAAATTTATCAATTGTATTTGTGTTTACATTTGGATTTGTACGTCCACCAGCAGTATAACCATGTGTAGTTGACGATTGATTTCCAGAATAAGACCTAACAACTGTCAAATTGCCTATATCTGTTGAATTACCATCAGTAACAAAACTAAATTTATCTATTACGTCTGAGTGTGCAGGTTGTGCTCCACCTGAACTATAACCATGAGTAGGTGAATTTGTACCTGTTCTACCAATGGCACTAACTGTCAAGTCGCCTACGTCTGTTGCATCTGCATCAGCAGCAAAAGTAAATTTATCTATTTCATTTCTTTTTGTGGCAGGTGATTCAATACCACC